CCCGTTCATCAACGCTGTGCTGCACGGGCCGACGCCAGAGAACTACTTTATCGCCGCCAACCGGGCCGGGAAGTCGGAGAGTCTGGCCTATTGCGTGGCCCAACTCGCGCGGTTCGGCACCGACGAGCGGCCCAACCAGCCGACGACGGGCTGGGTGATCTCGCTCGACGTGCCGTCCTCCCGCGACATCATCCAGCCCAAAATCTTCGATAACGGATTCCTGACGCCGGGGACGACACCGTTCATTCCCGATCGTGAGATTGCCAAGGATGGCTGGCGTACCAGTGATCAGATCCTGAAGCTGAAGAACGGGTCGATCATCGGGTTCAAGTCGGCCGAGTCCGGCCGGATCAAGTTCCAGGGCGCGGAAAAGGACTACATCGCGGAGGACGAGGAACAGCCCGAGAGCATCCACGACGAATCGGTGATCCGCGTCGGCGGCGGTCGCAAGCTCCGCGTCTTCGGCGCGGTGACCTTGCTGCCTCCTGAGGGGATGGCCGGCGGCGTGTCATGGATGTTCCCGAAGATCATCCAGCCATGGGAGAGCGGCGACGCCACGATTCGTGATCGGATCGGCCTCTTCGGCGCGTCGATCTACGACAACCCGTTCATCGACCCCGCGGAAATCAAGCGCCTCGAATCGATCTATCCCGAGGGCACCGCCCAGCGGCGCATCCGGTTAGGCGGCGAGTGGCTGCCCGGCATGGCCGGCGCGCGCGCCTATGCGGCATTCGACCGCAAGCTCCACGTGCGGCCTCAGCCCGAGGTCATGGCGCGGCGCCCACTGTGTCTGATTTATGACTTCAACGTGGAGCCCCTGATTGCGCTCGTCGGCCAGCGCGAGAACCGGCTGTTCCGCGTCTTCCGAGAATTGGTGCTCGATGAGGGATCTATCCCCGAGTCGATCGACTGGTTCAGATCGCTGTATCCGTCGCACAGCGGCGAGATTTGGGTTTATGGCGATGCCACCGGGAAAAGCCGCACGAGCCAGACCGGCCAGTCGGACTATCAGATTATTCTGAACTCCTTTCGTGGGTATGGAGCTCCGGTCCGCCTCAAGGTCCCAGAAACCAACCCGCTCGTGAAAGATCGCGTCAACGCCGTCAACAGGGTGATGAAAAACGAGTTCGGCGAAATCTGGGCGGTGATCGACCCGTCGTGCAAGGAGCTCATCGCCGACTTTGAGCAGGTCTTAGTCGATGGTCGCGGCGGGATCAAGAAGACGCAAAATCACCGCGATCCCTATTTCCGGCGCACGCACGCCTCCGATGGTTTTGGCTATTGGGTCTTCCGCGAGGAGCCGGTCACGGCGTTTACGGCAACGCAACGCGGACAGGTGAAGGTCGGGACTCCGGGGTATAGTTTCGGCGGATGAGGTGACGCATGAAGGTGTCAGAACTAATTTCAATGCTGGAACAGGCCAAGGCCGAGCATGGCGATTTGTTGGTCTTTTTCGTCCGGCATCATTGGACGCAAGGTGGCGTGCAGCGACCCGGTGGCCCGGACACGGGCGGCGGGCCGTCCGAGCACACGTTATCGCTCGCCAAGATCCGTCGCAGCGAACAATATCCAGCGCAACTCGACGTCCTGTTGTCCTAAATGGGGGCTGAGCCAGGCGGGCAAGGGCCGGGCCTCGGGCAGCGCGAGGGTCCTCCACCATGTCGCGGGTGCGGTCTTCCCTTAGAGACCTCCGCACAACGAAGGTTAGGAATCTGCGTGTGGTGCGTGTTGAAGTCGCAGGAGGAGCGCGTGGGCATTCCCACGCCGCGGTACGGAGGTGCGGATGGCGGAGGTGACAACACCGACGGCTGAGCGGGCGTCCGGGCGCCAGCCCGGCGACGACGAAGAAGTTGCTGCCCATGATGACCTGACCGTCCTGACCTTCGTCCGTGGCTTCTACGACACCGCCAAGGACGCCAAGCGTAGCCGATCCGCGAAGAACCGCGCCAATTGGCGGGCCTACCACGCGGAAGGGGACTGGTCGCACAAGCAAAAGGGCCAGTCCAAGGAATACCTGCCGAAAGTGGCGATGGCCATCGAGCAGTTCTCGTCGTTCATCAAACGAGCCTTGGTCAGTTTCGGCGACTACTTCGATGTGGAGCTTCCCGACGGCCCCCTCCTGAGCCGGGATGCCCGGAAACTCCTGATGTCGCAGCTCGAGGACTGCGGGCCACCCCAGGAGACGGGGGACCGGGCCGACTTCGCCACCGTGATCGCCGACGGTGTCAAGACCGGGGCCCTCGGGTCTCTGATCATTTTGAAGATTCACGGGTGTATGAAGGCCGAGCGGAATTTTGCCGTCGAGCGTGGGCTGGAGTTGACGACCGTCAACGGCCTACCGGCCCCGCAGGTGACGGAGAACCTCACGACGACCGAGACGACGACGTGGAAGCTCATGATTGACCTGGTCCGCGCCGAGGACTATTTCCCCGACCCGACCGGCAAGGGCCTCGGCGTGATCCATGAGGTCGAGCGCGATCTCTACGACGTCATCGAGTGGGCGGAGTACGGCATCTATGACAAGCAGGCCGTCGCCCAGATCGAGGAGGACTTTCAGCGTCAGGAGGACGAGGCTGAGCGCGCCCGCGCCGCCAACCAGGACCCGGTCGACTCGCCGGGGTTTCGCAAACGGGTGGTGATCCGCGAATACTGGGGCACCCTGCTCGACTCCAAGGGCAAGGTCGTGAAGAAGAACATCGTCACGACCGTGGCCAACGACAAGTACCTGATCCGAAAGCCGACCGCGAATCCGAACTGGCACCAGGAGAGCCCCTTCGTGGCTGCGCCCCTCATCCGGGTGCCGTTTAGCGTGTGGCACAAGGCGATGGCCGACCACATGACGTCGCTCAACATGGCGCAAAACGAGATGTTCAACCTGATCCTGGACGGTGGCCTCGCCTCCGTCTGGGGCACGCGCCAGTTGCACACGAACTGGCTCGAGAATCCTAGCCAGGTTTCAGACGGGATTCCGCAAGGCGCCACCCTTCAGGTGAACGATCAGTGCCCGCCGCAGGGCAAGGTGCTGGAGACGGTCACCACGGGTCAGGTCCCGCCGGACGCCCAGCAGACCTATGCCAACCTCGAGCGCGAGTTCCAGGCGGCCTCCCTGACCAACGAGATCGCGTTGGGGATGCTCCCGGCCAAACAGGTCAAGGCGACCGAAGTGGTGTCGGCCGATCAGTCCAGAGGCATGACCCTCGACTCGATCGTGCGCGACGTCGAAAATATGCTGATCCGGCCGGCGCTCAGGAAGGCGTGGCTCTGCCTGTTGCAGTACGCGGATGACCTGGCGGCCGATGACATTGTCGCGGCCATCGGGCCGAGAGCGGCCCTGGCCCTTGGCCGGATGAGCCCCCCGGAGCGGTTCGCCAAGTACGCGAGCGGGACCAAGTTCCGCGTTTTCGGACTCTCCGCGCTCATGACAAGGCAACGGGACTTCCAGAAATATGCCGCCTTGCTTGGGCTAGTGACAACCAACCCATTGATGCTGCAGGCGTTCGCCAAGAAGTATAGTTTCACTAAAGTTCTGGATACCGCCATGAAGACGCTCAATATTGATCCGGCTACTATCGAGGCGGACGAGATTGAGCAAGGCCGCTTGGCCGAACTCCTGAAGGAGATGCCCATGTGGCAGGCGGCGGCCGGGGTGAAAACTCAGGGTGGCGGCGGCATGAGTAGCGCTGAGACTGGTGACGGCGCCACGGCCGCGCAAGTGGATCAGCTTATGACGAATCCAACGGCAGACTACGGACGATGAGAATAGACCTCACGGGTCAAGTATTCGGGCGGTGGACCGTCCTTGAGCGTGCCGAAAGCCGTAGATATGCTCGCGCTGTCTTCGCCCAGTGGCTGTGCCGTTGTTCATGTGGCACCACTCGCGTTGTACTCGGAAGCGTGCTCAGGTCCGGCGAATCAAAGTCCTGCGGCTGTTACAACGTGGAGAGAGCGAGGACACAGAGCAATCGCCTGACTCACGGAGCAGCACGGGTCGGTAAGCCGACGCCAGAGTATCGGTCATGGTACTCGATGAAGCGGCGATGTCTGAATATGAACGGCCCGAAGTATAAGGATTACGGCGGTCGGGGCATCAAAATCTGTGACCGGTGGCTGACATTCCAAAACTTTTTCGCTGACATGGGTCCAAAGCCAACACCGATTCACTCGATAGACCGAATCGACAACGACGGCCACTACTCTCCAGAGAACTGCCGCTGGGCCACTCCCGCCGAGCAATCAAAGAACAGAAAAAGAAGTAACCAAATCTAGGGTAGCGACTCCCGCACCCCCTAGCGTAGTCCCATGTCTACTGTTCGCGGGACTATGTCCGAGTTCAAGGCAGGTGCGCTCCACAGCGGGTCGAAGACCGGGCCCGTCGTCACGGACCGCAAGCAAGCCATCGCCATCGCCCTCTCGCCCCGGAACAAGGTATCGCCCGCGAAGCGGGCGATGCGTGATCGCGCCACCAAGGGCTCGCCCCCCTTTGAGCATCCCGAGTTCCGCGCCGGGTACCGCACGCTATGAGCCAGCGGACGCTCGACAAGCTGTCTGACTGGGCCCAGTGGTTCTCGCACAATAAGGACCGCGGGCGCGATAACGACAAGGAACACGAGTTCATCAAGCGCGCCGTCGATGAGCTCGGGGGCGTGGTCGCCGACCTCCTCGGCGATATCGCTGAACTCGAGGGTCGCCCTCGCGAGACGCTCGGGAAACGGCTGCTCTGGACGCCGACCGGCGTCGCCGCGCGCGGCGATATGACCAAGTTTGGCTAACCCGTATTCGATCGCCGACGCCGATATCGACCGCGCCGCCAAGGCCGTCGATGCCGCTGACCTGAAAGCCCGTCTCGAGTCCCGCATCCACGACAAGGAGCGCGCGATCATCTCGCGCGCGATTGGTGAGTATCGCGGCAACACGCTCACGGGCGACAACGCCCGCGCGTACTTCGCCGCGATCGCTGAGATCCGCGGTCTCCTGATCGACCTCGACCGCGATGTGCGGCAGGGCCAGGAGGCGCGGCACCGTTTGATGTCGCCCAGCCCTGACGGGACAGCGACGAGGAGCCGGTAAATGGCAGATCCCAAGAAGGGCCAGGAGCCGCAGCCACCCGCCGAGCCGATCTCGGGTGGGCCTGCCGCAACCACCCCCGAGACGACGCCCGCCCCGAAGTACGTGCCGCTGAAGCACGGCGGCAAGGAGTATCAGGCGCCCGAAGAGATCGCCCAGGCCTGGGAAGAGCGCGAGCGCGATTATGCGCGCAAGCTCAACCAGAACAGCGACGAGCTCGGGCAGCTGCGCAAGTGGAAGTCGACCGTCGAGCAGCAAGTCTCGCCGAAACCCACCGCGCCAGATTTAAACACGCTCTGGTTCGAGAACCCGACGGAAGCCGCGAAAATTATCCAGGAGCAGACCTTTCAGCGCGTGGCGACAGAGTACGAGAAGCGCGAGCAGGCGCGAGCGCAGCAGGACGCCGAGAACAGATTTTTCGAGGGCTTCTACCGCAAGCACGACGACCTGCGCGACGACGACGATATCGTGCGGCTGGAACTGCAAAAGCATTTCAACGAGGTCGCCGATCTTCCGGTGGCCTCGGCGCAAGACAAATTGGCCGACTTTGCCCGCGGGCGCATCATCGCACTCTCGCGCAAGGTCAAGACGAACGAGACCGACAGCACGCGATCCCGCGCTGGCCTGAGCGAGCCGGCGACCGGCGAGCGACCTCCGCGTTCGACGCGGAGCGATGAGGATGACGAACCGAAATCATTAGGCGATGTCATCAAAGCGCGCGCCGCTGCCCGACGTCATCCCAGCGCGAGGTCCGCCGCGAGGGGATAAATGGCCGTCTTCCAATGGCAGTTCGACGCGCCGACCGGCACGTACAAGAGCCACGCGATGTCGCGCAAGCTCTACAGGCAGTCGATCGAAGAATCCATATTCTCCGACTTCGTGCGTCCCATCTCCGGCTTCGGCAAGAAGATGGGCGACACCGTCACCGGCACCCGCCTCGGGCGCCTCACGGAGCCGACGGACGGGACCCTGATCGAAGGTGAGCGGATCCCAGAAGATACGTGGTCCATGAGCACGACCTCGACCACGGTGCAGGAGCTCGGCCGCGCCGTGCCCTACACCTCCCTGGCCGAGGATCTCTCTGAGTTCGACATCGAGAACCCGATCCAAGCCGCCTTGCGCGATCAGTTGAAGTTAACGCTCGACACCAAGATCGCGACGACGTTCCGCACGGCCCAGGTGAAGTACGCGGTCACGGGCCTGACCAGCAACAACATCGCGACCAACGGCACGTTCGGCGCGGCCTCGACCGCCAACGTGAACACGTGGCATCTGGAGCAGATCCGCGACTACCTCTACGACACGCTGTTCTGCCCGCCGTACTCGGGCGACGACTATATCGGCATCTTTCGCACGCTTGGTATCCGCGGCATCAAGCAGGACCCGGCATGGGAGGAGTGGCACAAGTACACCGACCCGTCGTCCAAGTACAACAGCGAGGCCGGCCGCTGGGAGCACATCCGGCTGCTCGAAACGAATCACGCGGGGGCGTTGCGCAAGGTCGGCACCGGCTCGGTGCTCGGTGAGGGTCTGGTCTTTGGCGCCGATGCCGTCGCGATGGCGGAAGTCCTCACGCCAGAGCTGCGCGCGGCGATTCCGGGTGACTTCGGACGTGCCAAGGCCGTCGCGTGGTACGCGATCCTGTCGTACCTGCTGATCTGGGGCACGGGCAACGCGGGCCAGGCCAAGGTCATTCACGTGGGATCGCTCTAAACATCTAACGGCGCTCCGCAGAGCATCGCCGCGGCCATGTCCCTCGCGGCGACCGATGAAGCGGAGCAGGGAGAGCGCAGATGGCGTATGACCATGGAAAACAAGAGATCGTGCTGACGGGCACGGGCGCGGTGGGCGCCACCCTTCAGAACTTCAACCTCAACACGGCGGGACGGAAGGCGAACTGGGCGCCCGCGCTCAACCCGTACTTCATTCGCGGGTGGGCCATCCAGGGCCTGACGACCGGCGCCCCGGTCACCAAGCCGGTGATCAAGCTGCTGATGGCCACCGGCGGCACCACCGCCACCACGGGCACGACCGTGGGCACGATCACCCTCGTGAGCACCGCGCTCAAGGGCAAGGTGTTCTTCGACGACGCGCTCAACCAGAAGGTCAGCCCCGGCGACTGGGTCCAGGTGCAGGTGACCACGGCCGCCTCCGCGGCCGGTGTCGTCCACACCGCCCGCGCCGTGCTGTACGTCGAGCCCTCGTGGGAGCGACCGGCCAACAACACCCGCATGACGGACAAGGGCACCTAGTCACTGACGCAGTGAATCGGGCGGCGGGGTGGTGAGCCCCGCCGCCATTTCAATATCGGGGCTCGCGTGAAGGGAGAGATACATGGCGGCTTTGACTGCTAACAGTTGGACCGTGCGGATGCTCCACGCGACTGGTGTGGCGCAGAACGCAAATGCACGCCAAGTCGATACGGCGTACGTCGGTAAGCAGAAGTACGTACAGGCCATTATGACGCTGGCGACTGGAGAGTCCCCGCTGGCGGGTGTGCCGTGGCCTGACAAGGGGGCCTTCGGTTTTTATCAAAGACTCGACAACATCATCGTATCGAATTCTGTCGGGGCCACCGGCGGAGCGGCAACTGCGTCCGGCGGATACGTGATGTGGCAGATGAACGTGTCCGGCCAGCGGGCTCGTGGGCTCAAGATTCTGAACGCCTCAGGGACAGGGCGCACGCTGATCGGCCTGACATCAGCCATCACCATCAAAGGCGGCACGACACTCTACGTCACGGCCGTGGGCTGGTGAGCATGACGCCCGCCGATTTCCTGAAGGAGCGCCCGGAGCGCGTGGCGATGGTGGGACTCGGTCCCAGCGCCAATGCCTTCTGGCTCGAGAACTCGCAGTTCAACGGGGAGTGTCCGTTTGACGCCGTGTGGGCCGTCAACCGGGCCTCGGTGTCGTTTCGCCATGATGCCGCGTTTGACATGCACGATCTCCGCGCGATGGTGAAGAAGTACCCGCACGAGGTCCGCCGGTTCGCGCTCGCCGAAAAACCGATCATCACGTTGCAGCACTACCCGGAATTTCCGATGACGGTCGCCTACCCGATCAAGGCCGTGCTCGACTTCGTCAAGCACGACATCTTGAACTCCACGCCGGCCTACATGGTGGCCTACGCCATGATGATCGGCGTGAAAGAACTCCTGCTGTACGGGATGGACTTTCACTACGAGAACCTCGACCGCGCGGAAGCCGGCGGGCAGGGCATGGCCTATTTGCTCGGCATGGCGCAGGTGTGCGGCGTCGATTACAAGATTCCGAACACCTCAAGCCTGCTCGATGCCTACAAGGTCCAGCTTGTGGACGGCCGGCCCCTGCGTCCGCTCTACGGCTACTCGGAATCGACGGAGACGAGGGACCCGCGCATCTCGGAGACGGCCAAGATTCAGAAATTCCCGAACGCGGCGCAGATGTCGGCGCATCAACCACCGTATCGCCTCGGCGAGGCCGAGGTCGGTGACCATGCCGCCGCTGCAGGAGGTCGGTAATGGGACTGGAGCTCGCGGGCGTGCACGTTTACGAAAAGGTCCCTGGTACCACGAACGAAACGCGCCTGGTGAAGACGAATCCCTACGTGCGGATCGGCATGAAGGATCACACCCCGATCTTCATTCAGGGTGGCCGGTTCTACTCCGAGGGCGGCCCTGAGGTCACCGAGTTCCCGGTGGGGTTCGATGCGGAGCTCGCGAAGCTGTCGCCGAGGGTGCGGGCCGAGGTCGGGCTGCAGGATGTCGCGGCGCCGCCAGCGCCGGTGGTGGAGGCAAAGCCGGACGCGATGTGGACGTGTCCCGACGCCGCCTCGTGCCAGCAGAAGATGCCGATTTCCACACGTAAGAAAGGCCTGCACGTCGCGAAGTTCCACCGGCGCCGGACGGAAACGGCGGGGAGTATCTGATGGCGACGGCGAGCGGCAGCGGGACGTGGGTTGGCCGTGGAGTCTACCGCGTGGTCTGGACCCTCACGGGCACGGTGAGCAACGGGCGCTACGAGAGCACGCCGCGCCTGCCGGACAAGACGGTGGCGGTGCGCGGCACGTTTGGCGGCGGCACCATCACGATCGAGGGCTCGAACCTCGCCGTCGGGGCCACCGGGCTCGCCGCGACCGGGAACTGGTTTGCGTTGAACGACACGCGGGGCGAGGGCAACGCATTGACCTTCACGACGGCCGACGGTCGCGTGATCCTGGAGAACCCCAACTGTATCCGTCCCCGCTTCACCACGCTGGTCTCGACCGTGACCCCGAGCGTGACCGTCACCATGGTCTGCCAGTCCACGAGGAGATGACGATGGCGAAGGCGGACCTCGTCCAAGCCAACGAGCGGATCAAGCCCTTCCGGCGCCTGTTGGAGGACATCGACACGGCGGCTAAGGAAGCGGCGGCCCTTGAGCAGGGCACCAGCGAGCTCAAGGCGCAAAAGACCGCGCTGAGTACTGAGGTCGACGCGCTCGTGGCCACACGGAAGGATCTCAGAGCCAAGCTGGCGGCCGAGGAAGCGAGTGCGGCGCAACGACTCGACGAGCTCAAGACCAATGTCGCGGAGGCGCACAAGGCCGCCGATGCAGCGCTGAAGGAGCTCCAGGACCGGAACAAGAAGGCCGAGGCCGCGGCGGCAGCCCGCGAGGATGCCGCCCAGAAGGAAGCACAGGCCAAGCGTGAGCGTGTCGACGCGGAGACGGCCGCGGCTCAGGCGCGCTTGAACACGCTCAACGCCGAACTCGCCAAGACCGAGAAGCGGCTGACGGCGATCCTGAATGGCTGACAACGCCACCGCGAATCCAGGGGCGGGCGGCGTCACCTTCGCCACCGACGATATCGCGGGTGTTCACTGGCCCTATACGAAGCATGCGTTCGGGCCGCGGGACACCGCGACCGAAGTCGAGGATCTCGACACCAAGCGTCTGCCCGTCAAGGTCGGCGAGTCGGTGCTCCCGTCGGGCGCCGCGACGGACGCCAACCTCGTGCTCTTACTTGCGGGCTTGCTCATCGCGCAAGGGATGTCAGCGACGGATCTCAAAGGACCGCTGGCTCAGGCCATGGTCAACGATTCGCCGAACGTCTATGTCGTCAATGAAGTCCGGCCGCTCTCCGTTACGGCCGAAGGCCGCTTGCGCGTCTCGTCTGCGGAATCCACGGCGACGGCCTCATGGGGGAGCCACTCCGATTTTGACGAAGCAGTGGAGTTTGACAGCGGCACGTTGTCCGCATGGGGGTAGGGAGCAATGTCTGAGTTGACGCTCCAGCGCGTCGGGCCGACCTATGGCGGTACCGGCACGGCGTCGCCGCTCCGCGGCACCATCGACGGCGCTCAGGTCGTCACCGACGGTCATGGCCGTTATTTCGAGGCCGTGCGCACGGGCAACGTCTATACGTTGCAGACCAAGAGCGCGACGGTCACCGCGACCACGGATATTTCCCCGCTGCCGGCGACCACCGGCCGGGCCCTCATCGGGCTCATCAACCCGCCAACCTCAGGCAAGAGTGCCTCGATTCTCAAGGTTGGCATTTCAACGATCTCGGGCACGCCGGGCGGGCCGTTCTATATCGACGTGCTGCCGAACTCTCTGGCCACGCTGTCCCCCGGCACGCCGCCGACGAACTGTCTCACGCTCGCCGCGCAGGGCTCCGGCATGATTGGCGTTTCGGCGGCGGTGCCAGCGCAGACGGCTGTCGCGCGCATGCTGCGCCCGATCGGCGGGCCCGCCGCCATCGCGGCCGGCGCCGGCATGTATCACATGGACGAGGAGATCGCGGGCGCCGTCAGCGTGCCGCCCGGTGCGCTCCTCGCCGTCACTGCGCACGCAGTCGGCACCACCCATGTCGTGTCGCTCTATCTCACGTGGGAAGAGTTACCGGCGGTGCTGGCGTAAATGAATGCTCGCGGTCTGGGTGCTTCACCAGTTCTTCGACGGCGCGGGCGATGCCTCGATCCCGCAGCCGGACACGCCGTCACTTGACTTTCGGCGTCGCACGTATCAGGTCCGCACGCTGCCGTGTCCAGCGCCCGCGCTCTATTACCTCGGGGCGGATGCCACGCCCGCCAGGGAAATTCTGGAAAGTCCGGTGGGCCTGCGCGTCCTCGTCTACGACATTCTTCCGGCGCCGCTGCGGGCGGCGGCGCACTACTACCGCGGCGATGATGCGGGGGCTAGCAACGCCGCCGCCGAGACCGCCGAGACCGCGCTCTTCCGTCCACTCTGGCGAAGCGGCACGCGCCGCAGATAAGGAGGCCTCAGGTGCCCTTTTTCTTTGACACCAACGTCTCGGTCACATCCAACGGGTCGGCCAACACGGAGACCGATCATCTCAGGTTCTTGACGGCCGCCAACCAGGAGACGGCGAAGCTCGTCGGGCTCTATGGGGCCTCACGCTTCGGCACCGCCGGTGGTGCGCAGTTGCGCGTCAAGACCTTCGGGACGGCGTCGACGGTCGGGTCGGCGGCGACCCCCGCCAAGCGCCATCCATCGTCCCCGGCCGCATCGCTCACAGCCTTCACGGGCCCGACGGCGGGCGCCACCCCGACGGTGCGCCTGACGGTTGGCTTGGCGCAGACGGGTGGGACGGGCGGCTGGGTGGCGCTCGAGCCGATGGCGGCCATCTCGCTCCTCGCCAACGCCGGCGCCAACGGCAACGCGGATGTGTTCAGTATCTGCAACGCGGCGTCGGTGCCGCTCGATTTCACGGTGGAGCACAGCGAAGGCTAGGCGTGACCTACGATGATTATGGCGCTGGGAAACTCCCGGACGCCCGGTTGCGTGCGGAGGGGCGACGCAAGCGTACGGAAGTGCCAGGTCCGCACGGCCGGTGGTACGAGCGCTGTTTTTGTGTGAACTGCGGCGCTGATGGTGGCGCCGTGACCAAGGAATGGAGTCCGCACGTGTTCTATCTCTGCGATGCGTGTGCTGAGTGGGGAGATATCCCACTCCCTCGAGTGCCCGACGAGTGGGTGCGCTAGATGCTCCTGCTTCTCCTGGGGGCGCCGGCGGTGGTCACGGTGCCGGAGATGGGCCCGGTGGGCAAGACCTCGGTGTGGCGTATCAAACGTAACAAGAATTGGGGGCGCTAGATGGCCGTGACGCTCGTCGCGGGAGCGAATGCAACACCGGCGGCCGGAGTCAAGGTGGCCGCGGTTCAGAACGCCGCCGGGGAAGACCAACAGGTCTTCATGCAGGTCGCGCACAACGCGGACGTGACCTCGACCGGCGTCAATGTCACGACCGTCTCGTCGCAAGCGGTGGCCGCCAACCCCGCGCGCAAGGGACTCATTCTGCAAAACCTCTCTGATACGCGGATCATCGGGGCCTTCAGCGTGACGCCCGTCGCGACCGCCGGAAGCGAGTCGGGGTTCTCCATTGATCCCTTTGGATCCTTCTCGTGGTTCGTGAACGCCGACACGCGCGCATTGAACGTCATTCACGCGGGCACCGGCACCAAGCGGCTGCTCGTCTCCGAATGGTAGGGGGCATGATGAAGCGCTGGATGATCGTGGGGATCGTCGTAGGGGCCGCGCTAGCGGCCCTCGTGGTGCCGATATATCTCAGCGCGCAGCCGATAGGCGGCGTGTGCGGTGGATTCATCGACACGACCTTGGGCGCCTGCAAAGTCGTCAATCAGAACGTTCTCTCCGCGCAGGGTCCCGACTCGCAGGGGGGCCCCATCGCCAGCAATCCCATGCTCCAAGGCTGTCTGGCGGTCGCCCACGGCAGCAATCCGTCGGAGGTCACGGCTAACACGCTCGCCCGCTGTCTCGCGAACCGCGCCGGCATCCAGTTCACTATCGCTGGGCACCCCAACATTATCTCCACCGAGTGGACCTTCTCCGTGGCGCCCGCCCTCGACACCGCGCTGATCACGGTGAGCGCTGGCACGAAAATCGTGCCGACGCTGGTCCAAGTGACCACGGGGAACGACATGAGCTCGCTGGTCGCCGTCAGAATCGGGTGCGGGGCGGTGGCGCTCCCGACGGAATCGACAGCCGGCGTCACGGGAATACTGGCCAGCAGCGGCGGTCTCCCGCCGGGTCGCGACCTGACCAGCGGCAACGGGAGCGGGATGGTCGGCGTCTGTGCGGATGGTGAGGATGTCCGCATTCAGACCAGCACCATTTCGGGCGGGAAACTGCGCGTGGTGATCAAGCATTACACGGTGAGCAGCTAAGTGCGGATCGCCCTCGCACTCGTCCTGCTCTGCCTGCCGACGGCGGCCCGTGCGGCGACGCTGACGGTCAACGGCACGCAGGCCCCGCCGACCAGCTATGGAAGCGTGACCCAAGCCCTCGCGGTGGCCTCGTGCGGCGACGTCATCGCGCTCGTCGACTCGCTCGTGAGCAACGAGCAGGTCCGGTTGACGAACAAGGGCGATTGCACCGCCAACCCGATCTACATCCAAAGCGCGCGGTGGCAGGACGTGCCGCCTCCCGCGACGGCCAGCAACGTTCCCCTCGCCACGGAGATCGCGTCGTTCATCCCGTCGTGGGTGCCGACGATCTCGTACAACGTCATCAACGAGCCGACGATTGCGGATGGCAGTGGCTCAGGCGCCTGCAACGCCCCGAAGGGCTACCACTTCCGAGGCCTCAACATCACACAGGGCACCGCGTCGAACATTACGAACGTCGTCGCCATGGGCCATTGCACGTTCTCGGCCCTGTCGAATCTCCCGAACACGATCACCTTCGAGCGCGTGTACATCCACGCGCAGGCGACCCCGGTGAACGATGCCGGCGGGGCGTGTGTGCGCGCGGGCGGCACCAACCTCACGTTCAAAGAAGTCTATCTCTTCGATTGCAAGTCCCGCGACTATGAGCGGCAGGCCATCGTCTGGTTCTACATGGCGGGCCTGACCATCAAGGACAGCCTGCTGTCGGCGGCGGGCGAGATCACGATGTCCGGCGGCAACTCCGCGCAGGAGATCGCCGCCCACGTTCCGAGCGACATCTCTATCGTGCGCAACCGCTACATCCAGCCGAAGTGCTGGAATGCGTTCGACACCGCCAACTTTGGCACGGTCGCGTCCGGCTGTGCCGCCGTCAAGAACGCGCCGGCCAGCACCATGTCGTCGGTCGGCACGACGGTCACGCTGTCGGCGGCGGCCGGCGGGTGCAGTAGCAGTGCAACGAGCATCTGCACGCTGGCGGGCGCGCTGCAGAGTATTGCGCCGAATTGGATCGAGCGGCTGGACACCGGCGAGCGGGCGCAGATCACGGCGGGCTCGGGAACGTCGTTCACGATCCACCAAGCGTTTCCGTCGGGCAACGCGCCGGCCGGGACGAGCTACCGCATCCTCAGGAACTGGCTCACCAAAAACCTGCTCGAGTTCAAGTCCGGGACGCGCGTCACCGTGCGCGGTAACGACTTCATGCACGCCTGGCATGGCGAGCAGCAGCAGTTCTACGCCGTCGTCGTGAAGTCCACGAACCAGGGCGGCAACACGCCGCTGCAGAGCACGGACCACGTGACGATCCAGGACAACGTTTTCCGCAGCATCTACGGCGCGCTCAGCATGGGCGCTTGCCCCGATTTCCCCTGCAACCAGGCCACGGCCGGGCGCAGCCACACGATCAAAAACAACCTGTGGCTGGGTCTGTACGACAGCGGCTCTGGGCCGTCGGGCGGGGCCGACATCATCTCAATAGCGTGGGGCACACGGGCCAGCCTGACGCAGACGTACCTCGTGGACGGCTTGGTGTTCAAGAACAACACCATGGCGCTCGCGCCGACGCCGGGCCTGCCGTCTCCCCGCTACGTCGCGCTCTATCCGCACCATACGAACACGCTGAAGATTAGCAGCGGCGACGTCTCAAACAACATCTTCCCGCACGGCTCGGGCGGCCTGAAGTATCAGACGCAGGGCACGGACAACGGCATATCAGATTTCACCGATACGGCGTCGGTCTGTAGCACGGCTTTCAACGCCGCGACGACCACCTCGCAATACAACTACCTCATCGGCGGCGCCAGCGCCGCGGGCCATCAGGGCAACTGGACCGGGCAATGCGCGACGACCGTCGACAACGGCACCACAACCTCCATCTTCGTCAGCCACGCCCACGACAACCTGCGACTGCTGACCCCGAACTCCCGCCTGGGGAGTGACGGGAGGCCGGTCGGCGTGGACTTTCAGTATCTGCTCTCGGCGCGGGTCCGCACGGACGTCGTCAACCCAGCGGCCTCGACCGTCAGTCCGTCGCGCACGACCCCGTCGCCGTCCGCGGGGACGGCGGGGCGATGGTAGGCCCTAGCGATTC